CATTAAGAGTTCCATTAAAATCACCGTGAATAGTGACGCTTTCTGATAGAAATTGTTTGAAGTTTTTCATTAGTTACAGTTCCAACGACGGAGTGCTTTGTTGATTCTGCTATCAGGATCTCTGGCAGTTTTAGCAGAAGTGAGACGCCTCTTCATGCCACTCATTCTTGAACAGAACGACTTACGACGCTTTGCATCCTTAGAACCTGCTTTAAGTTCTGATGGTTTCTTGGTCACAGCGGTCTTCAGTTTAGAACCTGGATTTTCTCTGCGGTATGCTTTTACAGCAGCAGGACTTAATCCATCGGTTTTATCTTGTCTATTAACTTTTTGCCAATCTTCTGTATGAAAAACTGGTTCTCCTGGTTTGTAATCAGATGTGTGATAACTTCTCACCTTTCCTCCAGGATATACCTTATCAATCTGATCTTGAATTTCAGATCTACTTGGAAGTTTTACTGATGGGAAGAACATTTGAATGGTATATGCTTTTCCTCTAAAAGTAAGGTATACAAAAACAATTGTTCCTGTTTTTTGAGGAACTCTTACTGCCTCTTCAATTCCGATCATTTCACTGCCAATTCCCTTTGTTGGTTCCAGTGGATCTGGAGTAATCACATCAATGAATTCATATTCCATTGCTTTGAAGTCTTCTCTCCAGTTTGAATATTCATATCCTTCTTTATTGGTACTCTTGCCCCAGTTTTTAGCACCTTTTTTGCGACACTTAACTAATGCACCAGAAGCATATGCACTTGGCCAAACTTTATAACGAGACTTTACCTTATGGTAACATGCATCTTTTTCTTCATTGGTAACATAGTCCGCAGCTGTGTCAATATAATCCGCCGCTTTTGTGATTTTGGATTGAACCCAGGCTTCAAGATTTCCCTCACCCTTTTTGCCCATTTTCTTTTCTAATCTCTTAGCAGCATTTTTGAGAGTTTTTATCTCAGAACGAGCCATAGAGTATTCGTGATCTTTTTCTTTTTCCTCGCCAACAGAAACACAGTTAGGAACAACTTTATTGCCTTTCTTTTTCATACCTTTCTGTGTGTATCCTTGCCAGCACTTTTCATCCAAATTCATTTCTTCAGTAGCCACGTTGATTGCCTTACCCTCTCTATCTGGATTTGGATCTTTACGATTTTTACGACGGAATGCCGCTTCTTCTTCACCTTTGTCAAGATTGCGCTTCATTTTGCTGGAACCGCACTTGGGTTTAGTTGTTTGTCCTGGTTGTTTGGCGCAGGGTTTTCCTGCATATTTGCCGCCCAATTGAACCCAACCAGGGGTGCCATCAGAAGCGCGACTCTTAGTAAACCAGTCACGCAAAGAACTATCACCACTCTTGTTTTCTTCTTCAACATCAATAATTCCAGATTCTTTCGCAGCAGTTTCTTGCTCTTTATCGGTAGCATCATCTACAGAATACTTGTCCCACATTTTGGGACCAAATCCGCATTCCTCACGATGTTCTTTTTTCTTACAAAGACGACAATACTTTTTCATGAAACTGATTTAGATGCTGTTTTCTCACCTCTTGCTCTTTTTGCTCTTCCCGCACAATGTGCTTTTTGGGAAAATCCTTTTGGGTTAGAGCAATCGATACTCTTTTTATATTTATTACTCCAATCCTCTTGAAATTGTTTAAACGTTTTCACTTTGGTTATTTCCTTCTAAAGCATCTAATCTGTCCGACAAAGTACCAATTAGTTTTTGTTGTTCTTTTACGGCAGCAATCAAAACGCCAATTAACCCATTATAATTGACTGTTAAGTGTGATCCATTATCATTTACCAGTTCTGGAAATACGCTCTGAACATTTTGAGCAGTAACTCCATATGATTTGGTATTTGTTTCTTTCCATACGAAAGAAACGCCATTGATTCTATCGAGTTTTGCGATAGCATCTGCGATACTGACAATATTTTTCTTCATCGACTCATCAGAAGCCGAATTGAAGTTGTCAGCAGTCACATCTCCAGTAACATCGAGTTTACTTACTGGTACAGTGGATCCGACGCCAACTCTATTATTAGAGGTGCTAACAAAGATATTATTCTCAGTAACTAAGTTTGCAACTTCTCTAGTTTTGTTCATTTATCTAGATTAACCTGTAGTACTATTTAGATTGTTAATTTGTTGCTGAAGGTCTTTAACTGCTTCAACAAGAACACCTATTAAACCGCTATAGTTTAATGTCTTCTGTCCGTCTACTTCATAAACCAATTCTGGATAAACTTGCTCAACATCTTGAGCGATAACACCAATAGAAGGTCTTCCGTTATCTTTCCAGTCAAATTTGACACCGTTGATAAGTTTTACCGAATCAATAGCATTTTCAATAATATTGACATTTTTCTTCAGTGTAATGTCCGATGTTGTATTGAAGTTTGTGGCAGTAACAGTGTTGGTTCCTGCGTCATAACCAAATGCGGTTGCTTCTGTTCTGATATTTGGAGAAACATCTCCAGTTCCAGAAACGAAAAGTGGGAAGAATGTTCCACTAGTTACAGATGTAACTCCTGTAAGTGCTCCAAGACCGTCCGTTCCCTGAACACCAGTTAAACCTTGAAGACCTGTGTCTCCTTGAATACCAGTTAAACCTTGGAGACCTGTAGTTCCCTGTAAACCTGTAGTTCCTTGTGGACCTGTAGTTCCCTGAGTTCCAGTTGTTCCCTGAATTCCAGTTGTTCCTTGAGCACCTTGAATTGAAGGTCCCTGTACACCCTGAGTTCCTTGCGTTCCCGTAGTTCCTTGTGGACCTGTGATGTTACCAACATCGTCCCAAGAACTACCGTTCCAAGTCCATAAGTGACCAGTATTGGTAGTAATGTATCCATCTCCAATATTTCCACTATAAGAAGTTGGATATCCTGGAAGACTTGTATATGTCGAAACACTACCGAGAATAGTAACACCACGACCACTGTCACCTTGAATACCTTGTGTTCCCTGAGTTCCAGTGGTTCCTTGAGTTCCAGTGGTTCCTTGAGGTCCTGTAGTTCCTTGAGTACCATCGGTACCTTGTGAACCATCAGTACCTTGAATACCTTGTGCTGCATATTCACCAGCAAGACCCTGGGCACCATCACTTCCCTGGATACCAGTAAAACCTTGAATACCAGTTGTTCCTTGAATTCCCTGAAGACCTCTTAATGCATTACCAAAATCAAACTTGACAAGATCAAGTACGTCTCCAGCGTTGGCGGGATCGTTGAGAACAATATTGGTTGCACTTGTTCCAACATATTCAGAATCGGATAATCTAACACCATTCAAATAAACATCAATAGCTCCCGCTACATATGTTCCAGCAAAAGAAGTTTGTCCTTCATTAGCGGAGAATGTGATGGTTGACTTACTTGTTTGAGCAACGTCAGGTGTTAAACCCTGGATACCTTGAATACCTTGGATACCTTGTGCAGCAAAGGCACCATCAAGACCTTGAGTACCTGTTGTACCTTGAGTACCTGTTTCACCTTGAGTGCCAGTAGCACCTTGTATACCAGCACCAGTAGCGCCCTGAATGCCAAGATCACCTTGAATACCAGTCGTCCCCTGAACGCCCTGTAATGCCTCTCCTTGAATACCTTGGATACCTAAGTCGCCCTGAATACCTGTTTGACCCTGAGAACCAGTAGTTCCCTGAATACCACGAGTTCCCTGTGTTCCAGTAGTTCCTTGTGGACCTGTGATGTTACCAACATCGTCCCAAGAACTACCGTTCCAAGTCCATAAGTGACCTGTGTCTAAAGTGATATATCCATCACCAACAGATCCACCATAAGAAGTTGGATATCCTGGAAGATTTGTAGATGTAGAAACACTACCAAGAATGGTAACACCACGACCACTTGTTCCTTGAACACCATCAGTACCTTGTGGACCTTGGATACCTTGAGCGGCATAAGCACCGTCAAGACCTTGAATACCCTGAATACCAAGATCGCCCTGAATACCTTGTGTTCCTTGAACACCTTGCAAACCTCTCAGAGCATTACCAAAATCAAACTTAACAAGATCAAGTACGTCTCCAGCGTTAGCAGGGTCGTTTAAGACGATATTAGTTGCACTTGTTCCTACGTATTCCGATTCTGATAATCTTACGCCATTTAAGAATACGTCTATTGCTCCTGCTACATATGTTCCTGCAAAAGAAGTTTGACCTTCATTGGCAGAAAAACTAATTGTTGTCTTGCTTGTTTGAGCAACGTCAGGTGTTAAACCTTGAATACCTTGGATGCCTTGGATACCTTGTGCTGCATATGCACCATCAAGACCCTGAGATCCAATTTCGCCTTGAACACCTTGAACCCCTTGAGTTCCTTGGGTACCAACATCACCTTGGATACCAGTTGTTCCTTGGACTCCCTGAGTTCCCTGAGCACCAGTACTTCCTTGAATACCAACATCACCTTGAATACCAGTTGTTCCCTGTGGTCCTTGAAGACCCTGAACTCCTTGTAATCCTTGAAGACCTTGTACGCCTTGAAGACCTCTAAAAGCATTACCAAAGTCAAATTTAACGAGATCTAAAACATCCCCTATATTAGCACCATCATTAAGAAGAATGTGAGTTCCACTTGTTCCTACATATTCCGATTCTGATAATCTGACACCATTCAGATAAACATCAATCGCATTTGGAACGTATGTTGCTCCAAAAGATACTTGACCTTCAGTAGCAGAAAAGGTAATTGTATTTTTTTCTGTTTGTGCTACATCAGGTTCTCTACCTTGAATACCTTGGGTTCCTTGAATACCTTGTGCAGCGAAGGCACCAGCAATTCCTTGAGCACCATCATCACCCTGAATACCCTGAGTTCCTTGGGTACCATTATATCCAGTTGTACCTTGAATTGATTCGCCTTGGATACCCTGGGTTCCTTGAGCGCCAGTGGTTCCTTGAGGACCAACAATTTGTCCAACGTTATCGAAACTCGTTCCATTATAAACGTGAAGATCGCCTGTTCCTGTTACAACATAAGCATCTCCAATAGATCCACTATAGGGATCTGGGAGATCTCCAACTGTAGCAACGTTTCCTACAATATTCAGACCTCTACCAGTAATGCCTTGAATACCAGTATCCCCTTGGATACCTGTTGTTCCTTGGATTCCCTGGGCACCAGTGGTTCCTTGAATACCAGTTGCATAACTTAGACCACTCCAACTGGTTGTTCCAATACCAATTTTAAATTTCTGTGTATCTAACTCTACGCCAAGTTCACCCTCGGCAAGAATAGGGTTAGCTGAGGTCCATGCAGCGGCAGTGCCTCTTCTTATTTGAATTCTTGTTGCCATTTAGATTCCTCCCCCTTCAATAGCTTCGATGCCGCCGTAATTTGAATCTGGCAATCCACCATCAAGATTGCCTTGTAGTTCAACCCTAACAGTCGTAATCCCGCTAGGAGATGATGTAACAGTTTGAATACCTGTTCCAGTGAAATTTATAGTACTGGAACCAGTACCTATATTTGTTCCATCTTTCTGTATGATCACGGAACTGATTCCAGTTCCACCACCTCCACTACCAGCAGCTATGCTGATATCGACAGTAGTTCCGCTAACAGAGAAAGTATTTCCAGTACCAATAAAATTCAGTGTTGTAATTCCATATCCAAGGACAGTGCCCCCAGATTGAATTCCAACACCAACACCACCACCAATAAATTGACTAGCAGTTATTACACCAGAAACATTGATGTCACCCTCTACATCTAATTTAGATGTGGGGATTGTGCTACCAACACCAACATTTCCAGCAGTAAAATATGCATTATAAGAATCGGTTCCTGTTCCAACCGACCACGGGTTTACAGCGAAAACTGTTGTGCCTATGCCTGCATTTTTAGAGGCAAAGAGTTTTCCATCATTAGTATTTAAAGCTAGTTCTCCCAACGGGAGCTGATCTGCCGTAGGCTGTTTGCCAGGTATGGCAGACCGTTTTATCCTAATATTCGGATCGGCCATTCAATTTGGTGTGGTATTTACCGTAAAAAAACCGATATTTATCGGTATAATTTATTTATGTTATTGAGATATACTAGTTTTTTTAGTTATTTTTGATTGTTGTTCTCCTTTTTCTCTAAGATCTCTAAGAGTTTGTAGTTCAAAAGACATTTGCTCTATTTCTGTTCTTAAGGATTCAATAGTGGATCTTTGTGCTTGTATTTGTGATTCTAAAACTATATTTGAATTAAAAAGTTCAAATGCTTTTTGCTGATATGTTGCAATAACAGACTTATATTCTTCTTCAGACATAAAAAAATAGGGGAAGATTACTTCCCCTATTTAGAAATTATATTTTATCTATCAGAACGAACCGCCATCGATAGTTATGTTTTGAAGTGTTCTCACTCCTCCAGAACAATCAATTAATTGTGATTGTCCAGCACAATCATTAATCCAAATTGAACTTACTTCAATCGCAGCATAGTTAGAAACGGTAATTTGTGGACTATCGTTATCAGTTCCTCCACCATCGCTTACTTGTGATCCAAACTTAAATCTTCCATCAGCATGTTCCCAAAGAACAGCAGACTTCTTAGCACCTGAAGAATTATAATTGAAGAGAACACCAAGGTCCCAAGTAGTTGCTGATGAAGGAGCAGAACCATCTACCAAACCTAACTCAATTGTTCTGTCTTCGACGGTCATCGAAGAAGTATTTACTTGAGTGGTTGATCCATTAACATACAGGTTTCCTGTAACTGTTAAATTTTGAGATGCAGTTAAATTTCCACTAGAATCAATTGTAGCAGCATTAGTACCGTTAGAATGAGTAATCGTTGCTGTTCTTACAGTTGGAGCGCTCATGGCGGTTCCAACTATTACATCGCCACTTGTAGTTAATGTAGTAGCAGATGCATCTCCAAGAGCAGGAGTTATTAATGTTGGACTGTTTGCAAATACGAGAGCACCAGTGCCAGTTTCATCTGTTACTGCAGCTGCTAAGTTTGCGGAGGAAGGAGTTGCTAAGAATGTAGAAACATTAGCACCAAGACCAGTAACATTTGAAAGCGCTAAATTACCATCAAAAGTAGTAGCAGTTACAATTCCACTTGAATTGATGTTTACTGCTTGAACAGAAGCAATAAAATTAGCATCACCATAAATTTGAACTATATCTGTACTTGTATTACCTAACGTTGTAATTCCAGATACATCTAAGTTTCTTGTTCTAATATCTTCTCCAATAGAAGCGCCACCACTAATTTCGAGTCCTGCAACGTAAAGTGCGCCAGCAAATGTACCAACACCAGAAGCATTGATATTTCTTACAACTGATAAATCTTCTTGAGTAAACTGAACATTTCCAGCAGCTAATCTTGTTCCTGTTGGGAACTGTGTGCTTCCAATACCAATAGCATAGTTTGATAACCATGCATCTGTGCCTAAACCAGAGAAAGACTCTGATTTAAACCACATCAATTTCTTATAAGTTACTGGAGATGTTTCAACTCCAGCAATTACTAAATCTACTAAAGGATATCCTTCTGTAGATGCAATTGCGATACCACCATGATTGGCAGTAGTGTCAGTAGAAATATCGTTATTGCTACCATCTGTTCTATATCCAAGAACAATGTCAGGATCACGAATTACAAGAGACTGTGCGGAAACACTTAAAGATGTACCGCCAATAGTTACATTGCCAATTACATTTAAATCAGAATCGACTGTTAAAGATCCAACTTGTGCAGGACCAGCAACTCTTAACCCACCACTTGTGCAGAATCCAGAGACATTTAAACTTCTCCATTTCTTATCACCATTTCCCAAATCATATTCAGCTGTGGCATTTGGAATTAAGTTGGATACAAATTCACCAGCAACATTGATATCATCTGCATCAGAATCTCCAAGATTAATGGTTCCACCTTGGAATGTTACAACACCAACAAACTCAGAATATCCTTGTACGTTTAAATTTCCACCAACAGTAACGTTTTTATTAACTCCCAGTCCACCATCAATTTGAACAGCACCAGTGTCCGCATTTCCTAAGGTATTTTCTGTAGTATCGGTAAAGGTTACGATTCCAGCAAAAGACGCAGCTTGTCCCCAAGACAATTCTCCATCTGCGTTTGTTTTCAGAAAATATCCATTAACTGGAACTGCTGGAAGAGTATATGTAGTGACGCCAGCAAGAGAATCTGGAGATTTTAAACTGATATAACTGGAACCGTTGGAAGTTCCTTCGACTAAATTTACTGAACTTCCAGAAGTTGTAGATTCTTTATTCCAATATCTATGAGAACCAAAAAACTTATTGGCATCAGTGGTTGAAGATAATCCAACAAACAGGTCGAACGTATCAGTTGTAAATGCGGGTTCACCAGCCTGTAAACCAGGAAGATTGCTTAAATTGCCCCTTTTAAATTGAATTACAGGTGCAGGCATCTTAATTATACCTTATTATATTTTTAGTGTAATTATTTATAATTTTTCTAAAAAGAGCCCGCATCAAGATCGATCTTATCATCAAGATCTCCATCCAATTGATCAATAAACTCACTAGGAAGACTGTTATCCGCAACAGCTTTACTGAACACGAGATCTGGATTAACTGTTTTAATTTTTCCAGTTGCAGAGTCGTACATCAGAACCCATCCGTCCTGAACACCAGTATTGTCAAAATCTCCTAAATCTGAAAAATTAGCCACTTCTGCTGCCTGCGTAAGATTTGAAATTACTTTGAATTTATTGTCTTCTTTAAGACGAACACTGTAATTTTGTCCTGTTACCAGAGTTACTTTAAATTCCATTTTACTATACGGAAACGGTATCCGATACTATTGCCATTCCTTCAAATACTTTTGTTTTCTTCTCTGTAGATGAATGTTGAATAACTACATCATAGTAATTTCTTCCAGATGATAAATCAGAGGTATCTGTATCACTCATTGTTATTTTTATTTCACCCGTAGATGAAGTAATTGTTGTTGAAAAAGTTTTTGCGGTTCCAGCATTAGGATGTTTCCTAATTTTTGCAGTAGCACTATAATTTGATAGATTGAAAGCAGATCCATCTGTAGAATTGACTGTAAAAGTTGATTCAAAATCAGTGCCTTTTTCAATTCTTATGTTTACTGCGGCAACGGACATTTTAACTTTTTATATTCTTACTATTATTTAGTATCCTCTTCTTGTTGCTTGTTCTTTAAAAGTTTTGCCAAATCTGCAGTTGACCCAACAAACAAAGCATTAGTTACGTTTGTTGGACCTTTTGGTTTGGTATCTTCTTCTACCTCTTTTAATTTTTTCTGCAAATCCATCAACTTGTCAGTAGTATCTGCAACGTTTTTAATCAATTGCGCTGCAACTTCATATGCTCTTGGTTGTTCTGTTTCTGCTGCCAATTCCAAGATACCGTTAATAGCATCTTGTCCTTTTTCTATTAATGAATATAATTGATTTCTTGTATACTTATAATCTTTTCTTACCTCTGGTGTTTTTTCAAATTCTTCATCAGAATCATCGTTAATAATCTCAATAGGAGCAGACTCTACTTCTGGAACTATAGAATTTTCTTCAATTCCAAAGGAGTCGTTTAGTTTGTTGAATTTTTTAGTCATTTTCATGATGCAGTTCCGTCAAATCCAAAATCATCCCCAAATTGAATCAGGTTATTATCTTCGGAGGTTATAGATTTGACACTATCTCCTTTCAAATGAGACTTAATTGTTGTGCCATCAACTCCTCTATCTATTGTAATATTATTTCCACTAACAAGTCTTACATATACTTCTTCTTGGTTTATATCCAAATATGTATCTTTGACAATTCCAGAAGCATCATCGACTTTAATTAAGGTATCGGTTGTTTTAACATCATCCGATAGAGAAGTTAAAACGTTTCCAGTATAATTTTTAATTGCTCTTGCTGTTTGTGTATATGTAAGTTCTCTTTGATTTGAAGGATCACCAGCACCAATAGCAACAGTAGCTCTCTTGATAATATCTGCAGAAACATCTGGAATTGGTCCAAACAAATAAGTTTTGGCGCTAAATCTCAATGTATAGGTCAAAACTCTTCTCGTTGTATAATCACCTTCGTAATCATCAATCATAGTAATATTTTCTAAGATAATTGGAATATCTTTTTTCTCATTTATATCTGATGCCAATTCAACAGTGAGATTGAACTGAGGTTGAAAATATGGCAAAATCTGTTCTACTATTTGCAATGCATCATCATTTAATTTTGACATAATTGATAACTCAAATTGCATCGTGTAGGGAACTGGCATATATGCCTTTCTAGTTTTAGTTCCGTCAGAAGAATCTTTTTGTAAAAACCTTTGTGTTGTAGTTACTTTTCTTGATGGATCATAAGTAACTCCAGTAAATTCAAATGACATCCTTGGCAATGTCATTGCAGTTGGATTATTTAAATCAGCTTGTTGATTGATTCTTGCTAAAAACTTTTGTGTAGGTCCATAAGCAAGAGGAACTTTAATGATGCTACTTACATCTCCGTTAGAATCAGTTTTCTGAATTTCGATGTTATTAAAAAGGGTACCGAAAGCAATAATAGTCTTTCGAAAAATTTCGTTATAAAAATATTCAAACATTTTGCCAAGGATTAATAATTACTATTTAACAGTTTAGGGGACTCCAAATGGATTTTGTTCAGTAAAATCTAAAATTAAATCAGCCTCCGCCTCAATTTCGGAATTTGAAGTAAATCCATCATCTTTAGGGAATTCCTGAATACTCTTCAATCTGTAACTTGCTGAAGATGCAGAACCTACTATGGTTTCTCCATATATAAAATCTCCGTTGACATTATAAACATCGAGAACTGATGTAGGTTTATCCCAATTCTTAACTCTTGCTATTGTTCCAGATGTTTGTCCGGTAACAATTTCATTAAGTTGGAATGTTCCGATTGAAGTTGATCCTGCTCCAGAAATAGTAATTGTTGGAGATGAAGTATAACCGGATCCAGAGTTGGTGAGATAGATAGCAGTTACACTTCCAGTTGAATTAATTGCAGCAACACCGATAGCAGTCGTTCCAGTTCCAGGTGAAGAGAATGTAACCGTTGGTGCTGTGGTATATCCAGATCCACCATATGTGATAGTTACAAATCCAACTGCTCCAACTGTAGTTATTCCCGTTGTAGCTGCAAATCCAGTTCCATCTCCTCTAACCGCAACTAAAGGAGCAACTGTATATCCATATCCAGGATTAATAAGTCTGATTTCTTGGACGGATTTATCAGCAGGATCTACATTCTTATTACATACAACTATTCCACCAATCATAATTGCAGTTCCAATTCCAGTTCCTCCGTATTCTGGAGAAGAAGAAAATCCAACTTGCGGAGCATAAGAATAACCTCCACCTCTATTACTGATATAAATTGCATTAATTGATCCATTAACGATACCAGTAGAAGCAGTAGCAGTAGAAGCAACTCCAACCATATTGAGAGTCAACATAGCACCACCAACTCCAAGAGGAGTTGATCCATCAACACTAGTGCCTCCAACAAGCTCATCATCTACATCATCGATACCAGTATCAATAACTTCATCTTCTATTCTGAAGAGTTCACATTTCAAAGTATAAACGTATGTAGAATTTAATTGATGAAATGGTTTTTCGTGCTCTACATATTTTATTTCAAATATTCTTCCACCAAGTGGAAAATAAACCAAATCTCCTTCTTTTGGTCTTTCTGGGACTAAATTTAAAGAGTTTTGTTGTGCTAATGGTCTAATATAAGTTTCGTATCTTTCTTTTGAAATAGTTAAAGTTATTTCCTGTTGCGACTGTATTCCAAATTTGGAAAGAATGACAGTATTGTCATTGTATCCCTCAAAATTTTCTACATATGCCTCTAAAGGATATGCTTCTTTAAAAGAAGATTCAATTACCTCTTCAATTACCGTTTTTGTAGTAATAAATTGTCGAGGCATATAATGAACCTCAACACCATACATTCTCAACTGTTCATTGATGAGATCTTGTACTAAACTTTGTTCTGTTTTTGAACCTTGCTGGAAAAAGGGATTTAACATATGACTATCCGATCATATCCATTGGAGGAAGTTCATAGGTATTGGACATTTTTTCCATAATGACATCCAATTCTTTTTGTGCGTCATCATATATTTGTCTACCATTTAATTCGACTCCTCCAGGAAGTTTAACTCCTTGGAATTTGATTAAATTTTGTCCCCACTGTTTTTTAATCAAAGCCGTCAAATAAAGTTTGAGGAATGAATCATTCCAAACTCTAGAATAATCATTTGGGTTTAATGTGCTATAGGAATCAATGACGATATAATCATTTGTCGTAGCTGATGCCCAATCAATATCTAAATATAATCTATCTTGTCTCTTATTAAATCTTACTTGTTTTTCAGTATTGAGTAAAAAATCAATATCTTCTAGATATGACTTTACCATGGAGTATGAAAGAAGTTCTGTGCTCCCCCAGTAGTAAATATCATTCAAGAACAGTTGATATTTAATACTAAACATGTTATTGGTGATAGTATTGCTACCATCGAACTTAAAAATTTTATTTACACCAATTATATTGGGGGGAACTTGTAAATAGTTGCTATTTTCCTCAAAAGTAAATGTAGTTGCGGAACTATCTCCAGCAATAGTAGTAGATGCAGTGGTGGTTGCGATTCCTACCGCAGTATTAGATCCACCTCTACTTCTACCTCTATCAATATCAGATTGAGTTATTTTATACTTATAATACGTTTGATAGACGCCATCAAAATGTCTTTCTTGGAAAAACTGTATAGCATCGTCTACAAGATCATCAATTTGCTCATCGGCAACGTTAATTTCCAAAACTGGAGCACCCAGTTTTCTCTTGCAGTATTCTATCAAAGTTGCTCTAGTCGTAGGCTGTGCCATTTATTCAACACTTTTTGAGTATTTATGGTCGATGTTTTCTTACCCAGGAACACCGATAAAAGCAAGAACTTCTTGTTGCTTAAGATATAATTTGACATATGTTTTAGCAATGTTTCTCAACACTTCTATGTCATCTACTTTATCAATCTCTCTTGCAGATTTGACATATGTCAAAGATTTATTTAAATTTGTGAGTTCAATTTTGTCTGGATCCATTGATAAGACTCCTTATTAAGGTTTTTAATTCATCCATATCATCCTTAATTCTAGCAAGATCATCCTCAATGTTTTGTATCTTATCAGTCTCTTTAGATTTAAGGTTTTTTCTTTTCATATATTCATTATATTCTTTCATATTATCATTGATGATGGAATTTGTATGAGGGTCTCTCTTTAAATTTGAGTGACCCTCAACTTTAATATAATCCATAACTATCAGGCAAGAGCAATCACTCTTAGATTTTTAAATCTTGGTGGATATGCTTGATTTGTAGAGGTTAATACTAATTTTATTCTATACAATCTAAAGTCTGGCAAATTATTAACTTCAAATTGATATTCTTTGTATTCTATTTCATTAGGAGTAAATCCTAATGATGAAGATTGTGATACAAACTGAGATGGTTTCCCATCATTTAAGGATGGATCAATAACGTTTCCAATGCCATTTATATTATTCCATCCTGGGAATGGAGTAAAGACAGGTACAAAGTTTTCTTCTGTTCCAACTGCATAGAAAGCACGAATATCACTGAAAACGTTGACATGCGCGTCAAGAATGATTCTAATTGAAGAAGCTGGAGTTTGGAGTCTATTTTCTTTGGAAAGATATTGGAATGCAGTAGGATCTTCATCAATAGTGTTTACTCTTGGATCATTTGCGTAATCGGTAATAGGAGCATTAACTCTATTAGATGTTAGAATTATATTTGATCTCTGAAGATCTATAACTGGACTAATTCTAGAATCAGTTGTTCCAAGTAAAACTCTCATGTTGAAAGATTTGCTGTTCGGTAAAGTTGATAAAAATTCATTTTCATTAACTTCTGAGCAAATAAGTCTTTGACTATCAAGATAATTTGTTTGATTGATAGTTACACTCTCAAATCCTTTATCGACAAATGTTTGTTCTGATCCATCAATACTTTGTCCCGTAACTGTTCTTATTTGAGCATTGAGAGAAGTTCCCCTTACAGTTGTATTCTGAAGCATTGGAGAAATTATTTCATAAGCAATATTTTGTGTTGCTTTTACTGTCTTTCCTCCAGCAGATTTTTGCTCTCCCAAGTACAATTTGGGATAACTTGTTCCAACGGTTCTATCTGTGCCATTAGAAGACATATCAAGATCAATATAGTAAGAATCAAATTCAATGTTAGACGAGGATACGTCATGTTGTTTGTTAATTCTTCTAAGCGAAACTCCACCTAATTCATACTTATAAACTGGTGTTCCTGCTGGATAATTTTTACTGTTTCCAGAAATAGCTCTAACAATTCCACCGCCGATTTGATTTGCACTAGTACTAGTATACGAAATAACTTCATCACCAATAACAACATAACCTATATTTGTTGTGCCGACACCAACATTTTCAAATAAACCAAAATTAGATGACGATTCTACAGAAATTGGGTCAGTTGAATCAATAGAATATGGGGAAGTTAATTTTGTAGGAGCTACATCAGATTGTACATTAGAAATAATGACCTTATTTCCTGCAAAATTCATGCCATGGTTTTTATGATTTACCTTGAATGAAAGACCAGTATTTTCGATAGTAACGAGATTTGCCTCCACTCCACCACCACTAGAACTATTCATATCAACAGTGGTAAGACTATTATTAATATATTGGATAGTTGATCCAGTACCAGTTGTAAAGTCTCCCTGTACATTTTCAAGTATAAGTTCTGTTGTACTTGCGATAGATACAATAGAAAGTCTTAAATTAGATCCTGCTGGAGAATTTCCAAGAGAAGATACTCCAACTACATCACCAACAACATATCCATTTCCTCCATTTACGATAGTAGCACTTTGAACAATTCCACCAGATACTTGAATATCTGCAGTTGCATTAATTCCGTTTCCAGTGATAGATGTTAAAGCAATTCCCGTAAATGTATAACTACCGCCATCAACTGCAGAAGGAGTATATCCTATACCTGGATTTATTACTTGCAGAGTTCCTGTAGAAATACCAGATCCGCCGACATATTTTCCAGAAGCATTGGAATTTTTCTGAATAATAGTATTGCCGAGGGTTAGATCAGAATCTAAGAGTGCAGATGTTATTCCGAGTCTAATTCTTCTAGATTCTAAGGAAATTGGGTTTGAAATGAGCGGTGCGACTTGACCATTTCCAACAGAAAGAGTTGGATTGAAGAATTCAAGAGTTCCATTCTCTACAAATTCTGCTCTATAAAGTGTAAACTTAAGATCTTCCCATTGAGAAGGTTCCCAAACAGAAGAGTTTTGTGATTTGAATAGAGATCCAAGATAAGGTTGTTGGGCAACAAATTCTTGAGAAATAAGATCATTTTCGCCAACTCTAGAGATGAATACACTATATTTTGCGGAATTTGATCTTACTACAACAGCGTATTCTGTTTGACCATCCAAATAGACTGGAGCTGGGAATGTAAATGTTGTTGGGACAGATGCATCATTAGAAACATTTACATTTGCAGGATCTAAGTAAACTTCCGAGAAAGGAAGAACAGTTTGTGTTGGTGTTCCAAGTTTAGTGGTTCTGATTTGAACACCAACAGGAATATCTGCATCATCCTTAGTTCTGAAGTAAAGATCTACTTTTGATAAGAATATTCCAGTTTCATCTTCAACAAAGAAGGTTTGTGCAAGAGGGTCATAATAACCAATAATAACCTGTCTGCTTGATTGCGAAATAACTTGAGAATCAACAACAACCGTTCCTGTGGTTCTTCTTACATCTTCGGTTTGAGATGTTTCTATAGTTTCAATTCTTGCATTTCTAACAGAAATAATATTTTCTTGAACAGTTTCTAATGTTCCAGAAGATATGAAGGTTTCGACTCCATGAGTACTTGAAAGATCTCTATTGTTTGAATTGTCACTGCTAAGTTCAAAGGTCTTTGATCCAGTTTCAAATCTAGGGAATCCAATTACATCACCATCTGGAATAAAGAAACTTCCTTGTACATTTGCAGCAATGTCGCTCACCAATCTCATGTTTGAAATTACTGCTTGAGCACCACTGGTTTCTCCTTTTAGGATCATTCCAGTTTCGCCAAATCCGTAATATTCTCCATCTATCTGGTTGGACAAAGAATAAGTATCTACGTTAAGAATAGTTGATGTTGACGAATATACAGTTGGCATTGCCTCATCAGTATACGGATTGATGGGGTAAACCACAGTTGGAGCATTATATTCACCTTCTCTATGATTTGGAGTTGCTAATCTAAACTTAATGTATGGTTTGGATTTATCTTTTTCTTCCCCAAGACCAGTTGCTCTAGTAGTTCCAACTACCTTTTCTCCGACTTGGAAAGAACCAGAAATCATGTCGATTTCAAGTAGTTTTGGTGTAACAAACTTGGTAACATCAACACCATCAAAGAAAGCATAAACTCTAGTCTTAGGTTTGAATCTTCTTCCGTCAACAGTAATGTTTCTTGATCTCATACTTGTGATCAAGTCTTTACTTACAACTCTATCACCAACAGAAGTATTATCCCATTGCTCTACAAATTGCTGTTGTGTACCAGTTCTGGTCTTGTATCCAGTATCAATAGTTTCTTGAATTTGTTCTCTAATAACTTGAGTGGTTCTGGTGCCATAAGCAGCAATGCTCCAACCTCCCCCTAAGTTTCCTCTCCATTCTCCACCAAAAGATCTAGTTACAGTTCTTTCTCCACCAATAACTTCTCTTCCTGTCCAGAAAGTTTCCCAAGAATTCCAAACAACTGGAGCAAGACCGGTTTGAGGATCAATGCCAAGATTTTCTACAGCATTTTGAAGGGTTTCATTATAATTTCCTTGAGCCTCAATAATTTTAGCATCAATTCTCTTTTGATCAACCCAAACGTCAGATGAAGGTGTTAATGCGATTGTTCCTTCCCAGAAATTAAGAATAAAAGGAGTTACGCTTTCGGACTTGGTTGCATATGGTTGCTTCAACCATTCTGTTTCGGAATAATCAAGAGTTACAACATCTTCTCCTCTTCTAATATTAACTCCAGTTGGTTGTTTAAATCTCAAATCTTCAGACGACAGTTTTGTTGGATATGGCTGAAGATCTATAGATGTTGTATAGTGAGATGGTCTTACTTCTCTTGCAATATAATCAATTGCGTTTTTAACTTCTTTACTTGTATCTTGTGGTTGCAATGTTGAGAAATTATCAACAAAGAAACCAGATTTAAATTTATTTAAACCTTCATTGTCAGCGATAAACAAGTTGTTAGTATCAGTTTCTAGCAATGAAAGAGTGGTATAGTACTCAAGATTCCTGATTCTATCCTCAAGTCTCTTAATATCTTTCATTGTATATCTCTTATGCTGTAAGAAGCTAAAAGATACATTTTTCACATCATAAAGATATGGTGGTATTGTTGCTTGACAAATCTCGATAGCATCATCTACGTTTACTGGTTTTTCTGGTTTATCTGAAGGAATTCCATATTTTACTTGGAATTTGCCATCTTTAGATAAGAAAATTCTATCAATTCTTCCAACATAATAAGAATAATTCAAAGTAATTGCTTCATCAGACGCAAGAACGTTTGATGCACTATTGCCTGTAGATCCAAATGTTCTTCCATGGAATTCAAGAGGAGATCTTGAACCTTCAGATACATTATAATTCGTTACTTTTGGTCTAATGTCAATAATATCAGTATTTCTTGAGTTTCCTATAAACTGGATATCATTTGTATAGTTAAATTCTTTATAAGAATTTGCAGTTACGAAATCTCCATCATCAGAAGATTCAAAAAATCCATTAGTATAGTAAATTTTTAACTTTCTTGTTGGAGCAGCATATTTTTGTGATCTAATGATGGAACTATGACCCAAAATAGTGCCAGTTTGACCATTTTTGAATGTATAGTTATTCGAAATATTAATGCTAGATGTTGTTAAACTAGAAATTACCGATTGAATTTCGGTTTCATCAAAAATTACAGTTTCTCCTTCAGCGAATCCAATTTCATTCAGACTGATGAAAGAAATAGTATTATCATCTATTCTTTCTGCTACCATTCCAACTGCTCCGCTGGACTGACCAACAAACTCTTCACCAATAACCAAATCAGAAGTTTTGCTGCTTGGTCCAGAAATGGTGACTAAAGTCATTTGAGGAGCAAAAGGTTCAGAAGTTCCAAATGACTCGAAAACACCCAAAACATCCGTAGCATCTCCAACATTCAACGAAATTTCTTTATCCTGTACTCTTGTTCCATATGGATAATTGCCATATGTAAGACCATCATTGATGGAAGTAGTTCCTACACCAGAAGCAGAGTTATTTGAGTATGGAATCAAAAGCGTTCCTACTCTATTTTTTCTTTTTACTTTTTCTTTTACTTTAGTTTTTGTGAGAGTAGCAACTAAGGTCGCTCCAGTATTTGAACCACTTAAATTATAAATTTGCAGTTCTTTTGCGTCAGAACTAAATTCGAATTTATCAGATGTCAATACTTCATATGTTCCATCAGATCTAAACAGTGTATATCTTTCTTCATCAAAAGGTAAAAATTGAAGATCTGTTCCAGCACTTACAGTAGTGGATAATTTTTTAGTTGCATCAATAATCAAATTACTGTATGTTTTTCGTACAGTCAAATTAGTATTGTTTATAGAAACATTTGAAATATTTTTTCTAGCGAGTCTAGTATAAAGAGTATTGTCTGTAGAATCGCCTAATTTTGTTGTAAGATATGTTAAATCAGTTACTTGAAGAGTAGAATCTGGAAGTTTGCTTGATGTAATTCCTGTTACTGTGGCAACTCCTGCAATTACTACATGAGTAGTTCCTACACTAACAACTCTAGCGATAACTGGATTTGGAAGAGATGTATCAGTAAATCTTACAAGATTATTGATAGATATTGATCCTGGGAAAAATTCATTCGAAGAACGAATTGAACTAAACCCTGTTTCTACATCGATAGCACTGATAGTTGCGATTCCGATGGATAAAGAAGGTGTCTGTAAAACATCCGCAGTGAAAGAATTTGCTGCTCCAACTACTCCATAAACGGACTTAACATCCGACATTCCATATGAAGTTACTGAAGTTGCTACTCTAGTATTCGAAATTCCATCAAAAGAGAAAGTCTCATTTACAAGAAAATCCCCAGATGTCTGATATACCGTTAATGCTGTTCCAGCAGCAACAGAACTGTTTAAGTAAGCTGTTGCTCCACTCTTATTGCCTTTTATAAAGGTTGGAACGGATAAAGTGATTGGTTCATTTAAATTAATTTCTGTTACTGTTTGCACGTCAAACAGAGAAATATTCCATCTATTTAAATTTGAATTTTCACTATCATATGATCCAGATTCTAACTTGAAATCATATACTCTTGCTACCCCGATTTCTTTTCCGCCAGGAGTAGTAGATCCAAGTCCAACTCTTTCATTTCTTAAACTTAAAACATAAGTATTTCCTACCCCAATAGTAGGAGATCCAAAAACTCTGTTCAGAACAAGTGTGGATCCGGTATTATAAATTATTGATTGATTTTCTAAAGTTTTTGTTGTTCTTGTTTTTGGAAAATCTATAAAAGTTGGAGCAATAGTTTTTATATCATATCCTCTAACTACTGCTGCTCCTGGAGAAATTTGATATGTCGCTAAATCTGGTGATGGAATTGAACCATTAGAAGTAAGTTGTCCTTCTCTAAAAATACCATCATTTCCTTTCAGATCATTTAAAGTTTCTTTTGCAGAAACTAAAAATGGATCAATATAATAATCTCCAGTTCCTTGAGCAATTCTTCTTGAAATTTCATCCCCAACTCTATTGGAGAGTTCTGTCTTTTCTTGACTTCTTAAAACGCCGTCTTTGATAGTGACTAATTCTACGAAATTAGCATCATCTTTATCATCTAAAGGTTTTTTATAAAGAGAAACAGTAATTCTAAGTCTATCTGCTCCAGGAGAAGAATAATTGTTGAATCCTTGAGAATTGTCATTTAAAGTATCATCTTCATCAGCATTTACGATTTCTTCATTTACATAAAGACCGACTCTATAAGAAGGATTTGATGAATACTGTTCTAAAATTAGAGTTTCATCCTTAACAGATACGAATCTTCCTCGTATGAAGTATACTCCCTCTGATATGGAGAACGAAGATCCAGTTGCATTTGCATTATTAGAAATTGTTGTTGCAAAAGTTTCTCCTGATTCAATTACTGGACTACTGAGTGATCCTGTAATAATAGAATCGCTTGCAAACAAATCTTCACCATCACTGAAAAATTGTGAGGCGTTATCAGTTGTACTTGATCCTAGATAATTTACATATAAGGTCGCATTAGAAGTTTCTGAAACATTTGAATACAAAAATCCAGAAACAACAGCTGTTACTCCAGAATTTCTACCTGTAATTTTAAGTCCAACGAGTTCAGTAAGATATGCATCTACAGGAATGCCATTTGAAATATTGTCAATTTTTATTGCATAATAAGACTTATTGTATCCAAAATGACCCGGAATTACTTTAGCGCCTTCTTTGTAAAAAGATTGTCCAAATTGTTCAATCTGATTCTGAAGAATAGATTGAAGTGTGGTCAGTTCTCTCGCTTGAACGGGATAACCAGGTTTAAAAAGTACCTTGTAATAATCCTTTCCCGAATCAAAATCGTCGAAGTATGGTGATACGTTAAGGTTAATTTCTTGTGGCATGACTTTTTAGAACTGCAAAATGATCTTGATATCTTCTTTTTGACTAGACGACCTTGTAATAGCAGGTCGGTTATCAACGTACAAAATGTCTCCAGAGTATTTTTGAACTTCTGGATTAGACACACCAGAGACAAAAGATTGACCCAAGTAGTAGGTTTTATTATTTATTACGGTCGAAATACCCGCAAAGTTTGTACTGATAGACAGGGTAGTAGATCCACCATTAATATTTAAAGATCCTCCGGTTGAAGGAGAAGCAGTGAATCTAAACATATCATATCCATATTGAGGATTGCTTTGTGCAGTTCCTACAGTATTAAATCCAGCAACGGTTCTATCTTGCCAATACTTAAGAACACCAGTTACTTGATCATAACTAATCACTCTTCCAGCAGCAGTTTGTCCCGTTCCAATTGTTTGAGTAATATATGAATCTGCTGTAAATGTTGCCGTGCTATATCCAATTCCAGTAAGTCTAATAGCATAAGCAGAACTAGCTTTATCTGTGGTTAAAATTTGGGAAGAATTATAAACTTTTGGATTTTTTACAAGACCCAATCTTGCGATTTGATTTCCAGTGATAAAATCTGGATTTTCATTATCATTTTCAATTCTAGAATAAAGAAGAACGTTATTTGCTCCCAATTCTCTATAAATGTCTGCACCATGTCCACCTTGAGGTGAAATTATAACATCAAACAAAGGTTTTGTTGTAGAAACTGGAACATTACCAGCATCTAAATCAATATTTCCATAAGTATATCCGCTTCCTTGATTGGAAACCGTAATTGATTCAACTTGCTGATCATTATTGATGACCAATGTGCATTCTCCACCAGCACCATCCCCTTTAATAGGAACTCTGGTGTAGATTTGGTTTGCCGTTCCTACACCAACACCTCTGTTGGTAATTGTTACAATCTTAATTGATCCATCGACAGAATTATCTCTTACTGGAGATACGTCTGCATTTGTACTCCAGTTTTGAGGAACTGGCATATATGATGTAGAATCAAATTTTACAATTTCGGATGGTTTAATTGTATAAAGATACTTCCAGATATAACCATCTCCGCTATTTCCAGCTGCTCTTGGTTCTAAATCTGTAAATCTTGGTTCATCGAGGGAAGGTCTTCCTGATGGGTTTTCTGGACTTGTTCCGTTTTGAAGACAAATATAAACTCTATAATCACTGTTTAGAACATAGAAGGGTGTCGAATAAAGATTCGATGCACCAGAAACTTTAGCAGTATTGGTTCTGCTATAGTCATGACGGTACATCTCATATTTGGTTCCAGAAGACCAAACCCTTTTAGTAACTACTTGTCTGATATCAGATTCATTAATTTTTTTCAGAGCAATCATATTGTCCCAATATGCATTCTCTTCGTCAAAGTTGTCCTTCGGTGAAGGAGGACTTACATCCCAGTCACTTTTATAGTCACTTGGATTGGGAAGTCCAATCCAAGTGTAGTAACTATCTGTTCCGGTCGTTACACCAGAAACAAAATTACTAGCATTTAAAATTCTTATCTGATCAGTGATTATTGCAGCCATTTTGCAAATTTTTTAGTTATTTATTGAGGATTATAGATTAGTTATCTGAACAGTCAAATAACCAGTATCAACAGCAGCATCATTGCTCTGTCTATTGACCGAAATATCTACATGTTCAGTTGATCTGGCGATACCGACATATGAAGCATATCCTTGATCAGTTGCCTGTGAAAGAACTGAATAATCAAGATTACTAATGTATGAAGTTGCAAAACTTACACGATAATTTCCACTAGATTGTTGGGAAACTGTGCAACCTGGAGTTCCTTTCCAACTTGGAGTTGCTCCAAGAGTAATTACTCCACGTTTGTTTCCAGGTGGAGTATATGCATTAGTAAGTGTTCCTGTCGTCTCAAGAGCAGTAGTAGAAGGAGTAAATGTGGCAGTTGTAGCAACTCCTACCGAAGTATATCTTGCTACGGTCGAGATTCTAATATCATCAAAGGAAGCATCGATAGAACCGGAATTATTCCAACTAAAAGTGTTTATGATGTCGCTCTCTATTCCTCCAATATACAATCCAGCTCCGTTGGTGCTAGTTATATCATTGTCGATGACTTGATCCGTAATTGTACTAGATGATTCTACACCATTGATGTAAAAGTGTATGGAACCATTATCAGATTCTCTGACAAGTGCATAATGTACCCATTTGTTTAAATAAGTACTGTTGAAAGTTGCTGTCGGTACGTATCCCACGTATTGGTTAGTTGATTTTGCTTCATTTGACCAGTACCAGTATATATTTGTAGAAGCTGGTATTATACCAAATGTCCAATTATTAGACGTATCGGTCATTGACCACTGTGATACTAAAGTTTGATAATCCGAAGGAGTTGCATCGTGGTAAATCCAAAATTCTATGGTCCATGGACCAGTGAAGTCATATTCAGATCTATATGCATAAGATATACCAGCACCAGTAGATCCATTATTTCTGAATGATTTTGTTCCTATTTTAACAGGACTGGATACAGTAGTAGCACCAGCTCCAGTTAGGATTGGATGAACTTCGAATTTAGAATCATAAAAGTCTGTATCATAAGTAGATCTTAAGATAACATTGTCCCAACTGGTATCCGCAGTTTGAGTAGTGCTAACACCTGTAGAAAGAACAAACTCTCTCCAGGCAGATCCATCATAATAAAATGGAACTCCACCAATTTGTTTAATTTCTCCAGTTGTTCCAATAGTGCCAGCAACAGTCGAATTATTAGTTACTAATGTTACACCACCTTCAATAGAAGTGGTTCCTCCAATAGAAACATTTCCACTGAAGTTTCCTGTTGCCATGGTAATTGCTATACCAGTGACATAATCGGTGCTACCAACAGAAACACCAGTTAGAGCAGTACCAGATCCAACAAAACTAACAGCAGTTACAATTCCAACATTCAAATCTGGAGTTCCAGTAAGACCTGTGGCATTACCTTCCAATGTAGTTGCGGTAATAATTCCGGAACTTCCATCAATTTTGACATTTGCCCCAATTGTTACATCATTGGGTCTAATAATTACCTTTCCTGCTCCAGGATCAGCAGATTGATCCGCATCAGTGGAATTAGTAACGAACAGTGCTTTAGATGGATTGAACCATCTTAACCCCCATCCAGCGCCAGTAATATAAAGTGGTTTATTTGAACCACCAGATCCATCAACAAAAGGAACTAACCATGAAGTATTAGTTATTGAGTTGGAAGTGGTTGTACTAATGAATACTTGTGTAGCACCACCAGTTACATCACCAGTTAAATTTCCAACAAAAGAAGTTGCAGTGACAACACCAGAAACTTTAGCGTCTCCAGAAACGGTTAATGCTGACTCAGGACCAGTGCTTCCAATTCCAACGTTAGAAACTGTGTTAATTCCTACATCTGTAGTTCTCCAAACAGAATCTAATGCACTTGAGGTTCCAGTTGCAGTGATGGTAATTTTTCCTGTTGTAGCAGAAAGAGAAACATTGCTTCCTGCAACAAGTTCATTGACCACATTGGAAGTTAATGTGGTCCCATCTCCAAGGAGAGTATATAATTCATCAAAATTAGAATTTATTTTTAGAGCACCTGCTAGTAGACTATCACCGTTTCCATCATTTGGACTAGATCCTGTGCCTATTCCTTGTACTGCCATTATCGCAAAAGATTTTAAAAGTATTTAGGTTTAATTAATGTAGTTCCTATATTTTAAGTATCTTTCTCTTGTAATCAGAGCAGAAGTACTGATTCCAGTGACACCATTATCTCCATAGAAATTAAATTCGTTCGAAGAAGTTCTTCCTTCAACAACAATTTTACCCCAACTATATCTTCCGAAGAATGCAGAATCCAAAACATTGCCGCTGAAAGCAATACCAGTTATATTTCCTCGATTATCAAAGGAATATAATGTGCTATCGAAAGTAATTGTGCTACTATCGAAAGTTACACTACTAATTGCAACTTGAGAATACTCAATATTTCCACCAAGGGAAGTAACTCCCAATCCAACAGATCCAATTCCAGTAATATTTGAAAGACTTTGGGAACCAAGTCCAGCAACATTAGCAAATACTCTTACTACAGATACGGTGCCAATTCCAGTAACAGGTCTAAATGTTACGTGGAAGTCATTTACTTGATATACGCCATCAAAATGAGATTTGCAAATACCGATTGTGGTGCTGTTGGTTCTTCTAGTTTCAAAATTAGTTACTGCAAAACCAATATTGGAATCTCTGACTACAAAATAGTCACCAGTGCTAATTCCGCTAATAGTGCTTGCGGAAGAAACATAGTGGGTTCCTCTTAGATCTGAATCTGTAGGAATGAAAAGATCAAATATTACTTTTGTGGTCAAACCACTAGTAGTAACACCAAATCCTACAATTGTTCCATAATCTCCACTATAACTCTGAACATTATCAGTTTCTAATACAGATGGTTCATCTTGAATAAGGACTTTTGGAGGATTTGTCGATGCATATCCAGATCCAGGATTGGAAACTGCAATAGCAACAACAGACCCATTGAGAATACTTGCTGTAGCAGACGCCGTTGATCCAATTCCAATTGGATTGGAAAGAGTTACAGAAGGAATGGATGCAAATCCAGATCCACCATCGCTGATTGTAAATGAAGTTATAGTTCCCGCAGAAGAAACTGTTGCTGTAGCAGCAGCGGAAGTGAATGAATCCTGTGATAAGATGTTAATCTTATTCTGGAAGAGTAAAGATGCATTGTTTTCATTTGCAGCATTAAACAAGGTTCTTAATGTATCGACATAGATAATCGTTACACCAGTTCCTACTGTTTGTGTGACATAAGCAGTTGGGAATATATTCGCTTCGTAATGATCTCTGTCCTTTCCAACTTCTTTTTCATCAATAATCTTGTCTTCAGTTTGCTTGCACCAAGTAACTGGTCTAATCATTTGTTCATTATCACTATTTCCTGGTCCAAAGTAAGGATTAGTGCCAACAAAATCAATTGACTTGATTTCTGTTACTGTTCTTGCTTCTTCTTGGAAAATTGTTGTTTGTCCTAAATCTGGATTATAATTAATAGTCAGTTCATCTCCAACCTTTACAGTCTCAACAATATCTCTATCGACAACATCAATATCACCACTTCCCTTATAGAAAAGGATCTTGCAAGTGTCTCCAGATTTTGGAGGTTCTGTAAATTCAATCAAACTTCCACCTGGGAACAAATAACCTTCTCCTGGAACTTGAAGAACATCATTAACAAATACCAATAATGTTGCTTGAACGTCGATGTTTGATCCTCTAGAAGATCTAATAGAAATCAAATCACCCGCAACTCTAATTGGGAAAATTGAATCAGTGCCATTAAATTGCGATGATACGTCATCAATTATCTGAAGTTGTCCAATTGACCATCCAGCAAATCTATCATTGAAAATTTGTTGAATTGATATTTGGAATTCGCTATATGGTTTAGTTGGATCAGTTGGAATTCCTGTGGGTCCTCCAGTTTCAACTGTAAGGATTTCTCCGTTTCCATAACCATATCCAAGATTAATAATTTCAAAATCAACGACACTGGAAGCAGATCCAACAACAATATTAATTTTTGCTTCTGTCCCGAAACCTGGTGTTGATTGTGAACTATAGACAAGAGGTATATTGGAATAAGAAAGTGGAGCATCAAATACTACGTAAGGAGCACTAGTGTTAGTATATCCTGCACCTGGGTTTGTAATAGCAACACTAACAATGTGTCCATTACTAATTGCTGCTGTTCCGATGTTGGTTATACTGTAAGTTGAGGTTGAAGATGTATAAACTCCAACATTGACAACAGTTTGAATTCCTGATCTATATCCAGATCCGCTATTTCCAATGCTAATTGATGCGATTGTTCCAGCTGCAGAAACAACAGCGGTTCCACCAGCAGAAACTAAATCTTGCAATCCAAATCCAAATGTAGAACCAACAGAAACGATAACACCACCAACAGGAATAGATGCATTATTAACATCATAACCCACGGAACTTGCTGTTCCAGTAAACTGGATTGATGTTATTCCGACAGTTTCATCAGAAATTAAAGTATAATCTCTTGTAAGACCTGGACCTTGGAAAATATCGTTAATTGTGATAATAGCATTTTTGTCTGCTATTTGAGTTACACTTGATCCCGATGAAGTGAGAGTGAATACCTTAGTTTGTCCGTCAAAGTTTTCAGAAATATCATCAAAGATGTAATTTCTTGTGTATGTTTCTTCATCTGAACCTTGAGTACCAGATCTCATGAAAGATCTTCCTTGGAATTTAGATCCAGTTGTTATACCGATCCAATCTCTTTCCGATGGTTTGTTTGTGGATGTGGAAAGTGGAGTTTGTCCATATGGAGGATCTACAAAGTTAATTGTACTGTCAATAATATTATAGTTTCCATTAATTTTTGTAATCTTAGCGTCTGTTCCGTGTCCAGCCAGACCAGTTCCCATCCATGCTCTTCTGACCCTTACACTATTCGTTGCTCCTACACCAATAGATTGAATTCTCATAATTTCATCATCAATTTGAATCAAATCTGTTCCAAAGAACGACGTAATTCCAGAAAATTCAAGTACATTTTCAGTAGTAGTTGTTGCTTTTGCTAAACTTGCTGTAATTGCTGTAGAAACAATTGGAGATTGAATAACATTGTCGATGGCAACAACGACCTTTGAATTTTGCTTTTTAGAAGTGAAACTATGTGATGTTCCAATTCCTACTGATGTTATGTTAATTGGTACAGGAACATAAGCAAGTGCTTCCGCAGCTGTTCTTGCTAATTGAACTTCTGACTCATTAAGTTTGATTATATAAACTGATCCTGGAAGTTTTGTTGTTATTCCTACACCAACAAAACTTGTAGATGCAATTCCAATAGCATTAGATGAACCTGTTCCTGCAACTCTATACTGAACTTCCTCTCCACTTACGAAATAATGGTTTGGAATTTGAATAGTATTGTTTGAAACATTGACATTTGTAGAAGATGAGCAGTCTACTTCTCTTCTAAAAATTGGATTATTGTTATGGTTAAGTGGGAAAGCTCTCTTGATGTTTGATAAGGTGCCTTCATATAAACCTTGATAACTGTCAACGATAGAATTATTGAAATCTAATGTTATATTTGTTCCTGTATCATTTGTAGGACGGATTAGATGGGAGAAAACTTTGACCTGGATATTTCTATCTGCTACTGGTTCAAATGTTATCTTGGTTATATCATCAGTCTTAGAAATTCCTACAACTCCAAGATTTTGATTTGTCTCAAGAATAGCAAATTCGGTAATGAAACCATCGCTATCGTCATCAACAGCGACAACTTCGGAGAATTGATGATCTCCGCTATCTGGGTCTGATGCCTGTACTAAGAAATAACCTCCATCATAAAGATCAACATAATCCGATACTATATGAGTTGTCGGAGTTGATGATGATGATATAGCTACATAGGAGGATTTAAGTTCTCCATATCTGAGTGCTGTCGATCCAATTCCACTATAATTTGTGTCAGCAAGAGCAACAAACCAAGCGTTAACGGTAGCACCAAAACCAGTTGTAGATAGTCCCAAGTTAGTGGTAAAATCTACTTTTAATGTAGATCCACTAATGTAAGGCCAGAAAGTTCCCAGTCCAGATCCAGAGAATATATCATAACTGTGATTTGATAACTGACCATAATCAATAAATTCAATTTCAGTTCCGTTATGGACCAAATTGAATTCGTTGTACTCATATTCTCCATTATGTCCTGTTATCTCTACAATTCCTTTAACCGAACTATAATAGCTTGGAATTTCAACAATAGAAGAAACTACATCCGATTTTGAAGCTCCTACGATTCTTACACTATCTCCAATGGTAGTTGTTCCAAGACCAGAAACGTAGGAATCATTAATTCCAATGGTTAAAGCTGAAACTGCATAATCATTTAAGGAATATTTTACTGGATAGAAATTAAGAACACCCTCAGTTCCAGAGATAGCGAAGTCAAAAGATCCGAGATCGGAAACAGATTCAACTCTTCCAAATTGATTCATGTATGAAAGATTATCATTATCATAAAGAAGAGTTACTAAGAGTACTTGTCTTTCTCCAGTGTATCTAATGTCTTTTGCATATGTGATAAATTTTCTAACTCTACTATCTGCAAGGTCAAATCTAGCAACTGGACTAAATCTTGTTGGTCTTGGGTTGCTATTAAACAGATACGAAATATCATCAATAATCAATACTCTATTTCCAATAGATTCTGAGTAATCAGTAAGAATTGCATTTTGGAAAATTATTTCATCGGATACTATTTTTCCATCAACTGTGAATGAATTTTCTTTTACTAAGTCGAAATCATAAACACAATTAAGATCTCCCATTCCAATTAAATCGACAATAACTTGAATTCCAGGAATGTCGTTTGGCGCAGGAAGATCGACAACAAGATCACGATTGGAAACATAATCGAGTTTAGATTCAATTTGCAAGTCAGAGAACTTCTTAAATCCGGTGGTGTGATTTAATGAACTAACAGCATCGTCCCAAGTTTCTAATGGAACTCTTGATTTGATCGAGTATGAGAAGTTTTGATAATAATCATTATCTTGGAGTCTAGTAGAATTATCTCCCAAGAATCCAGCATTATTTTCCCATCCTCCTTTTCTTAAGGAAGAACTTTCAATGGAATAGAATCCATCATAACTTTCAACTTCATTAACAGTTGCTTTTGTTTGTGTAGATTTTCCTTCAATAATATCGCCAACAGATATTTGTTCTTGTGCTCTTACCTTTAAGATATTTGCATTTGAATTATATCCTTCAATAATGCATTCATTATTATTTCCAAATTTAGCAGTTTCTCCAATAGCAAATGAATTTGAGCTGACTTTGACATCAAATGTAGGCATGTATTTGCGAGGAATAATCCTTACTGCAGAATTAGTAGCATCAAAATTAGCTACATCGCCATTATCATCCAAAACGTTAGACATACTATAAGTAACAATTCCAATTCCACCAATATTTTTCGATACCTGTGTGACTTCGAAGAAATTGTAATTATATTCGTTAGAATTAAATCCCTTAATGTTTCCAGTTGCTCCAGTTACACTTGCATTTTCTACAAAAATTTCATCTCCAACATTGAACGGGAAGGACTCTGCTGTACTAAATCCAACTGATAAAGTTGCTGTAACTGTTTGATCTGAAGAATTGAATGATAAGCTAGAAATTCCAACACCATTGGAATTATAGATTGGTATTATAATAGGAGTGGTTCTGGACAGTGCATATGTATTTTTGAGAATCTCAACCTTCACGTCTCCCAGTTTGAATTTCAAATCGACTTCTGGAAGTACTTCTTTTCTTCTTCCATCTATAAGGACTAATTGCGGAGCAACAGTGTATCCTCTTCCAAAAGAAGTTATAGAAATACTTTCTATTGAAGAAAGAGATTCTATAGTGCAAACTTGTGGTAATTTTGCTTTTGGTTTTAAAGTTTTATCGGATGGCAAGTCATATCCAATATCAATTATCTTTTTAGATACAATTTTTCCTATATTAGATCCCGACAGTGATAATATTGCATTGCTACCTAAATCAGAAATAAAGGATGTAGACAAACCTGGAAGTCTTCTAAAGTTATTTCCTCCATTTTTAATAGAAATTGATTCTATAGGTCCATATGCGTTCTTAGAATTTGTCGAATAATGCAATATGGAAGAAGATCTTTCATATGAAGTAGACTCTGGTTGCTTGTCGAGTGTATATTTGAAAGTTGTTCCGGATGAAACAGTTACATTATGCTTTCCGGAATATAAACTCTTATTTCTAACAATTTCATTATATCCAGTTACTCCATCATCTCTAATAATTGTCGATTTTTCTTCTGGAATAATGTTTGTGTTTATTGGAGAAAAATTATAATACAAAACTTTTGGAATATTTTTGTTTATCTTCAACTGCACTTTTGCGTTTGAAGATATTCCTATTTCGCCAATTCTAGAAACCTCAAATTGATTTGAAGTTCTGGAAGATTCAAAAACACTATTGAATGATAAATCAGAATGGAATAGCATTTCAAATGCAGAATATTCTGTGGATTGCTGCAAGAATCTCAAGGAAGAATCTGAAACATCAAAAACAAGAGTAGAATCTTCATAAACTTGAATAGGTGGATTTACTAATCCAATTTCTCCAGAATACGCGCTAGTAATTCCAATATAAGAAGGAATGGAACTTAATGCATCAGATTTTTTCTGTGATAGTTTGATGGTA